AGCAGGCGGAGGAACCACTTATAACATCTATATTGATGATATAGATGTAAATGTATCAGGAACTGGAGATGGCAGCAATGAAGATATCTACGAAATAGTAGAACAGGCCCAAGAAGAGTTCGGTAGAAAATTACTTGAAGCTTTAAAAGATAAGAAATAAAGGGGGGACATGGATGGATGTATATATAAAGACTAAAGATGAGACTTTTCACTTTCCAGTGAATCCGTTCTCTATGTCTGTTAATGGTGGGAAGAAATATGATACCTTCGATATTCTCTATCAAGGTGAAAAAGACTTCCCGAGTAAAGCAAAAAGGATCCGAGAGCTAACTCTTAACACCATGTTCCCTGCAGAATACGAACCATACTGCCAATACAGGGATATCCCAACACCACAAGAAGCAATGAATAAAATAATAACATGGTCAGAATCAGATGCCATAGTTCGGTTAATTATAACCGACTATGGCTTTAACGAATTGGTCCTTATTGCAGATTATTCAGAAGATGAAACAGGAGAATCCCAAGGAGACAAATATGTTACTTTGAATTTCAGAGTAGTGGCTGGTGATGGAACTACGAACTTAATTACTATAGAAAAACCACAGACACAGTCTCCTGCTCCCAAGCTAAAGGATAATAGACCCAAGCAGCAACAGGAGAAGGTCTATGTTGTTAAACCTGGAGACAGCCTCTACAAAATCGCTAAACAAGTATACGGTAACGGGGCCAAATATAACATGATATATGAGGCCAATAGGAATGTTATAGGCAATAATCCGAACCTAATATATCCAGGACAAAGATTTATAATTCCAGGATAGGTGATCATATGTATTCTGTAATATTGAGAAATAGTATAAAACTAGACAATCTTAAGATGGAAATAAATCTAAGTGAGTCTATAGACTCTATTGCCTATACAGCAGATATAAAAATGGTAGTTCCTGAAGAAATGAGCAAAAACCTACTTCTTAAGGAAGGGGATCCTATAGAGATAGTAAAAAATAAAGATCCAGGAAAAGGCATAGTCTTTAAAGGTGTTATATGGCATAAAAACACGACCATGAAACACACCAAAATAGCCTCTTTAATCTGTAAAGAAAGGACCATATATATAGAGAAAAGTGAGGATGAATATTTATTCAAGGAAGGAACTACGGCCACACAAAGGGCAAAGCAAATGTGTAGCGACTGGGGTATACCTATAGGTAATTTTGCAGATACAAAAATACCATTGGCCAAAACTCCTCCAAGAGTAGGTACTATATATGGCATGATGCTAGAAGATCTTAGAGAGACTGCCCAGAAAGGTGGCAGTCTTTTTAAATATAGGATGCAAAATAAGCTAGATTTAATCGAAATTGGTAGCAATGAGGTAGTGCATGATATCAGTAACATATTAGAGACTATAAATCAGACAGGAACCTTAGAGGGAGCAGTAACTAAGGTCAAGGTCTTAGGGAAACAAGAAGACGATAAAAAATCACCAGTGATAGGAATATACTCCAAGGATACAGACAAGCTGGGAACATTGCAAAAGGTTATCCAAGATGAAAAGATACAGGATACCAGCACAGCTAAAGCTAAAGCAGAAGCAATGTTCTCTAAAGGCGAAGGAAGTATCCAGATAAGTGGAATTGATATTCCAGAAATCAGAGCTGGTGATAAGGTTAAGCTTAATGGATTTTATGTTTATGTTACCAATGTCGATCATAAACTTGGAGAACCAGGCAGAATGGAGCTTGTACTGGAATCATTGGACCAAATAAGGGGGAAATACTATGCAAATTCTTAATGAGATAGCAAGAGAATTGCAAAGACAGCAAAATCAGAGCATAAGTTCTGCCTTATTCAATACAGGGCTTGTATTCGGGACCATAACTCCAACAATGAAACTTAAGCTAGACAACTTTAAGCATGAAGTGGACTTTATGAGAATACAGACATCCAATTGGATAGAAATAGAACCTGCAAAGCTAAACAATGTATTTTGGTACAATACAAAATACGATATTAGCCAGGATAAAATAGCAGTGGAAATGAAGGTCGAGCTAAAGCTTAAACCAGGAGATAGGGTCCTGGTGGCCATAGTCAACAATGGATCTGACCATGTAGTAGTAGGGAAGGTGATCTAATGGAAAATAACTTATTTCCCGAAGATATGGATTTTGAAATAACGGATTTTATCGAAGATGAGACAGTTAGTATTGAGGACTTTAAAAAGTCTTATGCCTTTGATTTTGAAAAGGGAGAGTTCATAAAAGGACCAGACGGAAAGATATTGCTGGTGGATAGATTAGAAGCATACAAACAGTGGTGTCAAAAGGTATTATTTACACCAAGAAAAAAACATTTAGCTTATTCGGATGTTTATGGCCAAGAGTATTACACTCTAATAGGGGAGTCAATAAGTAAATCAGCCATAGAACTTGAAGTGGAGAGAATGACCAGAGAGGCTTTAATGGTCCATCCATATACAAGGTCGGTGGAGAATTTCAGGTTCAAGTGGAACGAAGAGAAAAATAAAGAGGAGCTCTACTTTGAATTTGATGTAATAACAGTCCTGGACGAATTATTCACTCTTGAACACACTGTAGAAATGAGGTGATGGAATGCCTAAAGATTTGGAGATGCCAGACTTCCTTCAAGAGGATGCAGATACCATCCATAATCGGATGTTAGAAAATGCACCTGCAGGTATAAACCTAGTAGAAGGTGATTACTTCTATGATGCGACTAGGCCAACTGCAGAAGAAAAAGCGGAACTGCTGCAGCTTAAACTACAAAATATATTAAGAATTGCTTTCCCTCAAACAAGTTATGGCCAATATCTAGACTTTCATGGAGAAATAAAAGATTTGGTAAGAAATCCTCCTACTAAATCCAGTGGCTATTTAAAAGTTACTGGCAATCCTGGAGCATATGTCCCTAAAGGAAGAATAATATACACAGAGTCTACAGACGAACCTTCTATAGGGTTTGAAGTCCTAGAGTCAACGGAAATAGACGAATCTGGGGAGGCTATGGTAAAGGTTGAATGTATAGAAGCTGGGACTATAGGCAATGTTGCTGCCAATACAATAACTATACCAGACAAGCCAATTCCAGGAATAACCTCTATTACTAATCCTGATCCAATGACAGGTGGGACGGAGGAAGAAGACGATGAGTCGTTCAGGGAAAGGGTCCTAGCTGCATATGATGAGAGTTTAAGCGGAGCTGATAGTGATTATATAGAATGGGCCAAGAGAGTTCCAGGAGTCGGAGCAGTATATGTAATTCCTGAATGGGAAGGGTTTGGCACTGGCACCACTAAAGTGCTAATCATGGACTCTAATGGCCAGCCAGCGAATGAAAGTCTAGTAGCTCAAGTACAGGAGTATATAGCTCCACTGGCAACTAAAAATAGAGGCGGACTGGCTCCAGTGAATGCTAATGTAACTGTGGCAGCTCCAGACATAATCCTTATTAATATCTCTGTAAGTTTAGTTATTAAGGACGATTATGATCAAATTGCAGTTATTAATACTCTAAAGGAAAACCTAAAAGAATACCTGGCATCTATAGAAATAACAACTGATGATGAAAGAGTAGAGTATGTGTATAGAGAAATAATCGGCCATGTGATATTAAGCACTCCAGGTGTTAAAATGTATAGCAATTTAACCATTAATGGAGGAACGGATCCTATTTTAATACCTATAGGTGAAGTCCCAGCCCTGGGTGAGGTGACTATATTATGATAATCACTTCTCCCAAAGGGAAACAAATGTTTCGATCTGTAAGTCCTATATATTATCAATCAAGAGTCATGCAGGCCATATTTCAGGTAATAGGCCAAGAATGGGACGATGTAGAAAGGATCGTAGATGAGATATTGCTGCAGTTATTTCCTCAAACTGCCACATGGGGCCTAAAATACTGGGAAGAGCTATTGGAGATACCAGTCAATGAATCAATACCCATAGAAAGAAGAAGAGCCCTGGTATTAACCAGGATAAAGCTAAAAGCTCCAGTAACACCTGCTAGAATAGCCAGTGTAACTAAATCCCTAGCAGGAGAAGCAGCTGAATATGTAGAGGTACTTGAGAATGTCGAGCCTCATGTATTCAGAGTTATTGTAGGAGCGAAGGAAAAAGGTATAGACTACCTGGCCCTATACAGAGAAATAAAAAGGATTAAGCCTTCACATGAGAGCTTTGTCCTTGGCAATAGTTATTTAAGGTCCTTCAGTTTAGAAAAAAGGGATATCTATGGCTTTTCAAAGATCATCCATGCTA